TTTTTGCTGTGAGTCGAAGCTGATCTGCCAAAGCATGACTAATCCCTTGTTCGTTAGAAAGGCCAGCGTCAATATCGAGCGCGCAAACTTCTCCGTCTGGTCGTGGGTTGTGATCCGATTTTCGAAGTGCATGTTTACTATCAGAAATCCACCCATCGCTGCGCTTATCGCGATCCAACCATGTTTCATTTATTTGGTCGCGTAGCGTTTTAGCAGCTTTAGATAGGTAAGGCTTCATTAGCCAAGAATCAATTTAGCTTCATCAGCAGTTAAACCTAAACGATCAAGAATTGCTTGGCGTGCTGCAATTTGATCAACTACTAATGGATCATTTTCAATTAACTTCTTTGCATTTTCTTGTAGTTTTTTTTCAGCAGACAATTCCTCTTTAGTCATTTCTCTTTCAACGACTTCGCCAGTTTCGCAATTAATTTCTACCATTTTATTAGCCATTATGCAATACCCCATAACTGGATTTCTCCGCTAATTGTTTGTGTCGAACCTCTTACAAAATCAACGCGAGTAATTGCTGTTCCTGTTGAATTGTAATTAAATGCACCAGTAACGCAGAAATAACTGCCATCATATCCTGCGCACTGCCAAACACCAGTTCTTTGTAAAGTTGTTGAAGTGTAATTATCTATTTGCATGTAACCATTACAGCTACCATTGTTTTGGCCATTAAATGTTGCAGGAATAATTCCAAGTCTGCCATCAGTTGCGCCTACGCCAGCACTTGAATTTGTTGAGTTACCACCTGTAACGGCAGCAGCACTCGCTTGAGATTGATAATTTCCAGCAGTGTCATTATTAAAAGTTGCATTCCAATAACTGCTAGTGCTACGGCAAGCAATAAAAACAAATCTTAAATGTTTGTATGTAGTTGGAATTGATGTGAATGATATTGATGATGCACTAGATAATGTTGTTGTTGTGATTAAAGTTTCACCACCTGCTGCTGCTGGAGAAGCCCAACTTGGCACACCACCGGCAACTGTTAAAACTTGACCAGTTGTTCCAATTGGTAATCTAGTGTTGGTGTTTGCGCTAGATGAACGATATTCAATATCACCAAGAGTTGTTGATGGATTAAGATTTTTGGTTGTTGTATCAATTGATGAACCAAGCGTGCGAATTGCACTTGCACCATCTTTGACTAGATCGGTGTCATCTGGAGTAGTCCAGCTATAATTGGTAGTGGTTGCCATTTTATCCTTTTCCTATCAGGCTACTATTGTAGCGTATTCCCAAGTCAAAGTTGGGTCTATTGTGTTCCAAGCCTCTGTTATCGGCACTATATTCCAATACATCGCTACTTGGCTAAATGCGACTGGTGAAACATTAATTGTTAAAAACAGTTCATTAAATCGAGTGCTCCATGACCAGCCCTCGACATATCCTTGAAATGTGCCACCTGATATTTGGCTTGGCAGATTTCTAATATCAACGGGCATTCCCATAAATACGCCGAGCAAAGCATCACGATCGACATTATCAATTTCTGAGTTGGTTATTGGGAATGTTATGGATTGAAATGCTGGCTGTGGGTAGGCTCTTTGAGCAATATAACGATCAGCAATAGCTTGAGCATCTACTGCTCCCTGAACTCTAGAATTGATGCTTTGGCCTTTAATTCCATATAAGGCAATAGAAGCTGCATCACTAGCTGTAACTTGCGAATTGTAATTATTGCCATAATTAATATAAATGTCATTTCTGACATCGCCAGAACGCATAACTGTAGAAAGGCCAGCACCTAAAGCATGCCCTGCATCTAATTCAACATAACCATTTGTAATTAGATAATTTTGTCTATGGTCTGCATCGGCATATCCTATGTTTCCATTATTAGCTTCAAAAATATAACCAAATGCTGAATTGGCAATATCTGATACGACATTGTAGATAGTATCTACTGTGGTTGATTGAGCAGTCATTGTGTAAAGGCCGGGTTGGTCAATATCACCTAATCCTAAATTAAGTGCATTAGCCCAAATTTCAGTTGCATTGTAAGTTGACCATTGAGAAGCTGATGGCACATCATTCCAAGATCCTAGAAAAACACTTGCCAAAATGGCATAAATTTGATCGCCATCCTCATCTTGCGAAATGTTGTCATCCCAGATTTCTTTTGTAAGTTTGGCTAAAGATCCCATCGCTATTAATGTGTATTCAACAATTGTCGCTGCTGCTCCAGTATTTCTGACCTGAACTGTTACATCCGTAAGATCGCCACCAAATAAGCTGACATAAGATCCTGAACTATCTTTGACCTGTAAATCTAAACTGTCATTTATATCAAAAGGTAATGTTTGACCATTCAAGGCAACTAAAGTAACTTGGATATAAGATGGCAAGGATTGTTGATAAATGTCAGATCGACCTGCTTGATGTTGGACATCCGAAATAGCGATGTTAGTGTAATCGACCCCACCGACAGTTAATTTCCAATCAGGAGTAAAGTCTGACATTATCCGGCTTTTTGTCTAACGGCATAAAAATCGATTGCACCTGTTGATCTAGCTGCGCTTTCATTTACTACTTTTGCCAAAGCCCTAGCAGAACCTTCTGGATCAGGAGTGCTAATTGAAATGTTGTTTATAATAGTTGGATTCTTAGCAAGAGTTTCACCCTGCTTTTCCAATACTCTAAATTGTTTTTCAAGAACATCAAATTGCTTTTGAGCAGCTGATTTAGATATTCCACCAGATGCGACTTGGAATGTTAAATCTGAGAATTGATCTTGAACTCTTAATAATTTATCTGCTAAGTCTTTTAAGCTAGTAGCTGCCTGAGTGCTTACGCCACCACCAGCTCCACCACCGCCACCGCCACCAGCGGATGCACCACCACCAAATCCCCCACCAAATCCACCAGCACCGCCACCAGTTGCTCCACCTACGGCAGAACCTAAACTACTTAATTGACCAAATCCACCGCCACCAAATCCAGCATCACCTTCATTATCTCCACCAGCTGCAAATTTAGATAAACCATAAGTAACTGCCACAGCTGCTAATGCTGCTGCTGCTGTTCCAACAGATGCTCCACCAGTAGCAAATGCAGTTGCAACACCTGCTCCGGCTGCTGCTGTTCGTAATGTTTTCATAGCTGTGATTAAAGTTCCAATTGCGGTAGCAAATGCAATAACTTTATTAACAACAAACACGCCAGTAATAATTGCACCTAATGCAAACAACTCATCTTTAATGCTTACGACAAAACCTATAGTTGATTTAAGTTGTTCACCAAATCTAAATGCGCCTTCGGTTGCTTTTGTAATGCCAGCTGTAACTGAATTATCTCCAGTTAATCCAGCAGCAAATGCTTGAATACTAGGAACAACTTTAACTAGTAAATAATCTGCAAATTGCTTAACAACTGGTAATAATGCTATACCGATTTTTTCTTTAGTTTGATCTACGGCGATGCTTAATTGTCTAAACTTAAATTCAGCGTTAGTAGCTTCATTATCAATAAATCCTTTGTAAGTTCCTTGAAGCTCCTGCATGATTTGATCATGAGATTTATTCTTAAGGGTTGCAGCATCTATACCCAAACCGAGTTTGCCAAGTGCTGTATTTTGTCCATCAAAACTTTTAGCAAGTGCATTAGCAACAGTTTCTAACGGCTTACCTGTGGCAACGCTAATCTCTTGAGCAAGGCTTAATAATTGTTGGGCTTTAGTAACATCCTGTGTCGATCTAATCAAGCGAGATAGGGCAGGTCTTAAAACATCATCGGTAGTGGCAGTTGCAATAGATTGTTTGTCAATATAAGTATCTATTGATCTAATCTGTTCCTCAGTAGCTCTAGTATTAGCTCTGATTGTCTGCTCTAAAGATTTCCTTGCTTTCTCATCCTCAGCAGCAGCCTTAACAGCTGATAAAGCAAATGCTCCGGCAGCAGCTCCGGCAGCAGCAAATGCTAACGCAGCCTTTTTACCAAAATCTGCAATAGTTTCTTGGGAGTTTTTGACTGACTTTTCTGCATCGCTTAATCCCTTTTTAAGATTATCAATATCAGCAGCTAACGCAAGGGTTAAGGTTCTACTCGCCATCTGCCCACTCTTTTCTTGCGTTTAAAATAATTTCCTCAAACTCTTTAATTATAGTTGGTTGCAAATGTCTAATTGTTGGATAAATAAACCAACCACGACTTCCTGGCCCTTTAGGCATTGGCCCTGACCATCTTGGAAATTGTGGGTATCTACCAGATCCAAATTCAATAGCTGCACCAATACCTTTACGATTACCTTTAGCATCGCTGCGACTATTAAACTGTGTTGTTGCTCCACCAGAAAACTTTTGACTTGCAAAACCAAATTGAATCTCACCAAGTAAAGATGATTTTTTTACTTTACCGCCTTCGGCAACTCTTTGTGCTTGCACGCCACGAGATGCTGCAATACGCCTAATTTCTTGCAATTCTCTGTCAGCCAATTCTTGCACTTTACGCTTGGTGTCAGCGATTGCTTCCTCGCTCATAGTTCTTAAAACTCTAGCAATTTTATTTAATTCGCGTTGATCGTAAGCAATTGATGGTGTGGTGCTAACTGCCATTTTTTTGCTCCAAAATCTCTATCGCGGTGTATATGTCGTCTGCATCAACCCATTCACTCATTGGGATCTGTGTGGCTATTGCCAACTGAACCAATAATCGACTTAGGCTTCCTTCTCTGTGGCTTTTGGGTTTGCATCACCGACTTGCACATCGGTTACTGTTTCACACCAAGCTTCATAAGGTTTGACTGCTTTACCAGCAGCTTCTCTTTTGTGTGCATGGTATGCCAAAAACATTAAATCAGAAATGCCCATCTTGTCTTGAGCCTGACCAATAATGTTTCCAGTTTTTTGTTCCCACTTTTGCCACTCAGGCGGTTGGGCTACATAAGTTGCTTGCTCGCCTGAGTTATATTCAATTGTAATTGGTAACTTCATTTTTTGCTCCCGTTTCTATTTCTTAGCTAAATGATTCTGCTGGCACGCCAATTACTTGAAGTGCTAGAGAAACTGTTTGTGCATCTGGTGCAGTTCCACCAGCTGATGGCCATGATGGTAGCACTTGGAAAGTAAATGTTGCTCCAGTTGCAGTTGTCATTACTGTGTTAATTCCTGTGTTTGGTGCTGACTCAGTAACGCCCCATAGGATCTCGCATAGTGATCCAGTTGCGCCCCAATCGGCTAACATTTCAACATTAAATGTGAAATTGTTATCGATGACTTTGTAAGCCTTGCCATCTAATGTTTCGTATGTTTGACGATTTACTTCGCCAACTAATGTTGCACTTGTTGCTTGAGCATCAAAAGTGTTACCACCGATAGTGAAGGTAACATCTCTGCCCGTGATTACTGTGGTAGACACTTGGACTCCTTAGTTTGTTTGTGTGTAATAGGTTGATACATTTATATCGGAGATCAATAAATTTGATGCTCCAACTTGTGTAACTGTTGGTCTTTCGACCGATCCGACAACATATCCGTTAGGGATAACTGCCAGAATGCTCATGACTAACTGCTCGATGTTATCGAGTGATGCTGGATTGCTATTGTAAGCAACCGCAGCTGTGATTGTTAAATTAACTCTGCAACGAAGTGTTGTTTTACCAATTGTTTCAATTTCAAGGTACGGACTCGATGGGACGCAGACGACTGCTGGTGGGATCACGGACTCAGGAACGAAACTGTAAACATTTCCTGCAACACCGGCTAAAGCTGTGGCAAGTGGTTGTCTAACAGCTGAAAGAATTGTTGATGCTGGCATTTATTGACACATGCTTTCAACATCCATGTATGGGCCTAAAATCCCAACAACTCTATTAAATAAACTTCTCCCGATACGATAAGGAGTTGCTGTAAAATCTACTCCTTCGATTTGTCCACCGGCTGCGACTCTTGACTGGAATACTTCAACGGAAACAACGAAAACTGCTGATCGAACAGACTCGTTTCCAACATAAGTTGATGCTCCAGATAAAGTCGCGACTCCAGATGGAATAACATTTGCTTCGACGACATCGGCATTTGTGATTGCAGCCGAGAAGGTATATGCGCCAAGATTGTCGTCAAGTATTGTTCTTGTTCCATTGTATGGAGTTCCGCATCCTGTAATGACAACTGATTGTCCTTCGGTAAATTCATGAATTCCTAGTGTAGTAAAAGTGGCGACATTGTCAGTCAGCGACACTTTTTGAATTGGGCTTTTGAATGTAACTAACATTGGCAAAATTGTATTTTCAGCTGTATCTATTATGCCATTTAGATAAGTGTCATTGTATAAAGCAGACGACACACCAAGCACAGCTCTCAACTCGGTGGCTGTAATTATGCTTGGCATGTCATCTCCTTACTCCCTTAATGGATGCCTGTGATCGGGAGCAACCACAGGCACTCAGTTAAATTAAGCTACTGATAGGCCTCTGAAGGCTGTTGGATAGCGATTAACTACTGCAACATATCCGTATAGACCGATCTCGATGCGTCCGTTAGCAACAATGTTTGCACGAAGTTCAATTCGTGGAGACTCATGGAATCTCATAGCTGCTGATGGATATACAAGGCCATATTTGACATTTGAATTGTCGCCTGTGTAGTTAGGATCTACAACTAAATCAAGTCCAGCAATTGTTCCTGCTGTGCTGCCTTGAGTCAATAGACCGCCAGCATTTTGTGGAGCTGCTGCTGCAAACAATGGACGTTGTGATCCATCAACTGCGCCTAGAAGTCCAGCGAAATCGATACCATCCTCGCCACCTGATGGAGCAACCATTAAGCGATTTGGTGTAAAGCGCATTACATTGTATGAATCTGCAATACCTTTTGCAATTGCTTTGTAAATTGTTGAATCAGAAGTTGATCCGCAAGCATTTACAGCAATTTTTGCTGCATAAGCATCTGTCTTTTGTGCATAAGATGCTGCTAATTCACGAACTAATAAATCAGCAAATGATCCGCCAGAAATTTCAGATCTATCAAATAGCTCAACGTTCACCACGTTAGCGCCAGCGAACTTGACCACGTCATTTTCTTGATAGGTGACAGTTGTGTCAGTTGATGAGAATTCTACGCCTTCAGCAGTTTGTGCAACTGTTGCTTGTGTTCCCAATACAGGTGTAAAAATTTTCATTCCTGTTGCTGGTAGTGGAGCGCGCTCAATTGAGTCAATAAATGGACGTGATGCATCAATAATTCCAATTGCATCGCGTAGGTAGTTAGGTGGAACAGATCCGGTGTTCTCAGATACTGTTGCAATTTGTAATGCAGCAACTAAGTCGCGTGCATCTGTATCGCCTTGAATAGCGCGAACCTGTGCTGTTAAATACTGTCCTGCTGTAACGTTTGTATCTACGCGTGGCTTTGTGTAAGCAACGTAGTTTGCAGTTACAACTGGAGCTTGTGCCGCTTCTACCGCTTCGGTCGCGATAGGAGCTTCAGATGTAATCTCTGACACTTTGTTCTCCTCTGTTGTTGTATCCTCAGCGGCTGCTTCGGAATTCTCTGGTGTTTCACTTGCAGCAACTTCCGCCACTCTTGCAGAATCAATTGCTGGCTCGGTTACTAGTGAAACTTCTTGAAGTGTGCTTGATTTAATTCTTAGCACGCCTTCCTCATTTTTCCATTCATTAATTTTAACTCCAACACTAAATCCGTCGCGTAATCCAGTTGCTGCTTCCTCGAGCGCATCATCCGCAGAAAAAGTTTTTGCCAGACGGAAGGTAGCTTCTAAACCTGTATCTGTTGCAGTTATATCGATTAATTTTCCTAGCGGTTTGGTTCGCTCATGCTCAAGTAATAATTTTACTGGCTTGGAAAAATCAATTGAATCCTTTTCAAAAACAGTTAATCCGGCACTTGTTGATCCTTGTTCATCCCATGTAACGATCTTTCCTGAGATCGTGCGCTTATTGGTATCAGCTGCGGTTATTTCTATTGGATAACTAATCTTCATCGGATTAAGTCTTCTTCCTCTTGAATTTGTTCGACACTCATCGCGCCGATGCGGTTTAGGATTTCATAAACTTGCGCACGCTCTAATGCTGAACCACGCAAGAAATCATCAATATCAAATCGAGTTTCAATACCATTAGGGCAGAAATCGGCTTGAGATAATCTTTGTTCAATTGCAGTTAAGATTGGTCGTAATGAAAAGTCAATAAGTGCTTTTCTTTCGGCTGTCATGTTTGAATAAGTCATTGAAGTAGTTTCAGCAGATACAAATGATGCAGGAATGCCGGATGCTCTGCTAATTTCCAAAGCAAGGTATTGTCTGGCTTCATTTAATTGTAATTTAGCAGGATCAAATCCTAAAGCCTGTAATTCAACATCAGCATTTAAGAATGCAGTTGATCTTGTTGATCTTGATGCTTTCCATGACTCTAATAATTTTGTTATACGCTCTGGAGTTAAGTTTGTGCCATTTGATTTAAGAACCATTTGTGGCATTGGCTCTTTAGCATACATTTCAGCTGCTTTTTCCAGTTCGGCGGCGGCTTTTATGGTGCGCCCGGCTCGATTTAATATTCCTTCATCTA